CATTGTTCAACAAGTACTGGGTAGGCGGTTGCTGCATCAGTTCCTTTGGGGGTTGGGGAAATGCCGGACATTGGACTGCTACTGGGGTTGAGCTGCATCCTGCCATAATAATTGCGCAAAGCAGCAAGCTTACCTTCGTATTCATTTTGTATTCCTTGGTTAATTATTTGGTGTTCTTGTTCGACTGCTTGGTTGTGTTCTTCTTGCGCTTTGGCGGTGGCTTCAACTCTCGCCTTGTATTCCACGTATCTACTATTACCGATATGGAAACCGCAAAAGAAAATACCAGCACAAATACCGACAGCCAGTCCAACTTTGATGTAATTAGCATATGTAGAAAAACCCGCAGTAATTAAGGACCACATTATTCCCCACCCGGTTCTGTTTTAGATTTCATCATTACACTAGCGCCACTAGCGCCAGACACAATACCAAGCGCTTCTGCTAATTCACGTAGGTTAACCGAGCCATGCATTACTTCATATCCAGCCATAAAAATAACAGCAACAAATCCAAGCAGCCAAGTAACCCTGCCCAAATCGTAGGTCTTATTGTCTTTTCCAGTCAGAAGTTGTTTTAATACTTCTTGCATGGGCTGTTACCCAATTAGGGCTTTTATTTCATCAGCAGTTAAACCAAGTGCAGTTAGTTTAGCTAGTGCAGAAGCCTTTGCAGATATGGCATCTTGTTCGGCTTGTGCCTCGGCAGTTTGTAGTTCTACTAATTTAGCTTGTGCGGCACTAGAATCATATTGCACTACTTGTTCATTTTTATCATAAGCGATACCGCCACGAATGGTAACAATAGCTGGATTTATTGCAAGAATTGCTTCATGTAAATTTGCCATATTAACTTCCTGATATTTCTAATAATGTTAAAGAACTGCTACCATTATTTACAGCATCTGTTGGGTTAAAAGTTCCAGAACTATTACGAATTGCAAAATATATGTTATAAGTAGTGGCAGAAGTTGTAGCTGGAGAATCTAAATAAATTAGTGGGCTTTGTCCTCTATTACCATTTGCTGCTTGGCTATAAGCCGCTCCATAAGCACCACTAGCATCGGCTACCGCTGGAGTCCATATTGCAGTTGCACCTCTATAAATGGCAAAACCCATACCAGCTCCAGATGCCGAACCAGTTGAATAAGAAATTTCTGCCATTACTAAAATTTTACTGTTTGTGCTTTGTGGTGTAATCGTTGCAGAAAATCCAGTTGTTACATAAGAGCTAGAAGATGTTGTAGATGAAGTAGTCGAAATAGCTTGCACTACTTGTATTACTGTCTGGCCGCTACCATATAAAGATACTGACATAATATGTCCTTAAATAGCCACTAATTCGGCAGTAGTTGTAGCAGCAGCAATAGCAGCACGGTCAGCTTGTAACTTAGCAGTAAAGTCAGCATCAGCTACTTCGTTAGCAATACCAGCCAAAGTGTTTAATTGGCGCTTTTGGGCTTCTTGAACAGCAGCAGCATTGAACTGAGCCAGCTTGATAGCTTGTGCTTTTGAAAAGTTTACTGTTACTGTAGAGCCTGACAATTCCCAAGCATCGAAAAAAGACGAATCAGCACCTTGTGGAAGAACTGAATCATCAATAATAATTGCACCTGCTGGGCAGTCTTTTGTTAAAACTTCATTAATAGGCAATTCGCCAGTTGGTACTGTTACAGATACTCCACCATTGGAGTTTGCATGAATGATTACTTGTGACATTATTTTTCCTTAAATTATCTATAAAAAGTAGCGCTTAAAGATTTATTATCCCAAAAAGTATTTGCATTGGGAGCACCAGAAGCTAATTGAATTGCAGAAGTTGTTTTTGTTGCTGGCCCAGTTGTTCTATTTCCATAAACAACAAAAGTAGAAATAGTGCCTGATGTATCATTAGCTAAACATCCAGTAACAACATTGTAATTAGTATCAACAAAAGCATTAGTAAAATTAATTGTATAAATTCCTGTGCTATTTCTTGTTACAGAAGAAATATTATAAGATGCTTGAACAGTTGCAACACTTCCTGTATATCCATCAAATTGCACCCAAGCCTTTGCACTACCATAAATGGCATTATCCATTGCGGTGCTATTACCAGCACCATCTTGTAAAGTATCAGCGACTATTGTTCCTGCCATGATTTATCCTTATCTATGAACAATTACTGCACATCTAGCGGCATCTTCCAATGCTCCACCATCATTTGAATTAAAAAATTCAAAAGCAGTTGTTGTATGTGTGGTTGATGGAGACATACCTAAATATGAGGTTGATGTAGTTGCAGTATTTCTTGAAGCCATACCAGCAACAGCATAATTAGCATCAGGTAAGGCTGTAGCAAAGTTTACTGTGTAATCTCCAGTAGCATTTCGAGTAACTGAACTTACATTAAATGAAGCATTAATTGTTACCGAAGAAATACCACCAAAATATACCCAAGCTACTGCAATGCCTGTATAAGCATTATTAGTACTAAAAACCCCAGTATCAGTATTTAATGTATTTGCTACTATTGTGCCAGCCATAATTTTTCCTTAAACTTTTAAAAAGTTATCTATTGCAATTTTAACAGCTTCTTTGCTCTCAAAATAGCCTAAAAAATGTCTTTTCCCATCTTTTGTAGTCCTAGCCTTAAATGGTCTGTTTCCAGTACATCTGTCAAAATGCCATCGCTTCATCGATGTTTCACCACCTGATTTATTGCACGATGGGCAAGTGACTACTTTGTACTTGTAACCACGCATTTTCAAACCCTTTTTTTCACGGGTTTCTGGAGACTGCATATAATTTTCTGGACCTTTTCCACCATCAGTTTGGTTTACAAGGTTAGCGCCCATATCTTTAAAGCATTCAACCAATAGTTTTTCGTGGTCAAACGCTTCTTCTTCAGTATTCCAGTCTGCTAGTATTTCAATGGATATTCCTCTAGCTTTCTTAACTACTTCACGCCACTTGTAGCTTCTATCTGAACGAGAAAAAGCCCTATCATCTTTACCCTTTCCGATGTAGAAAATTTCTCCTTTCGGAGTGTAGTGTGCGTATGTGTAATACATTAGTTAATAACCCATCTAGACCCTGTAGGAATCTGAACTACTACGCCAGTAGCCACTGTAATTGGGCCAGCAGATTCTCCGTTATTTCCAGATGTCATTGTATAGTTAGAAGTGATTGTTTGTCCATTTTCGTAGACGCAACCATTTGCCAATGGGGTAGTACCAGCAACCCAAACAAAAGCTGAACCATTCCAAACCAAGGCGGTATTAGCTGAAGTTGGTGCAGTTAAAAATGAAGTAGTACTAGATGCAGTTTGGTATAGGATTTGGTTAGCAGCACCACTAGCAACGTTAGTAGCTGTAGTAGCAACACCAGCAGCACCCACAGTTAAAGCAGACGCCGTACCAGTAAGCCCAGTACCCGGACCAGTAAACTGAGAAGAGGCAGTAATTATTGTGCCAGAAATAGCGGCAGCGGAAATAGCAGCAGCGGTCATAGCCCCTGTAAAGCTAGAAGTACCCGCTACAGTTAAATTACCATTTACGTTAAAGTTGCCAGCAGAACCGGTTTGGGCAGAATAAAAGTTAGTGCCATCACAATAAACCTGTACTGTAACCCCATTAGGCACAGTAATAACAGAACCAGTAGACCCGCCAATAGTGATTGCATACCCGCCAGAAGTGCTATTAGTAACCACATACATCTTGTTAACTAACGGGGCAATAACCTGATAAATCCCTGAGTTTGTACCAGAAACCACAAGCACCATATTGCGGGCTTCGTCTAATACACCATTTAAGTTAGTCAGGGTATAGTTGGCATTAGACATCGTGATGGTTTGTACGCCAGACACCGCCTGCTCAATTAGGGTCCAGTTTGTATTGGTGGTACTACCCCAGACGTTAGACTGTTCGCCGCTGCCTATTTGCTGTATCTTAAGCGATGTGGTGTATGAAGATGCCATTCTTTATCCTTATGGGTAGTTATTATTTACAGGTACCCAAACTATTGTTTGTCCGTCATTGATGCTTGTCCAAGTGCTTGATTCTGTGTTATTTACTGCTACCCAACTGCCTGCCTGCCCATCATTAATTTTAAACCAACCACGAGGGAATGGGCTGTCTAATAATACCAAATTTTCGGCTATCTGGCTACTAAATGAGGCAATTACTGTAATTGTATCAGCGGGGTTGATGTTTTCCGCTATTAGGGCATTGTAGATTTTTAGGGCTGTTTGGGCATCTGCTGCGCTCAAGGCTTCTGTGATGGCAGAGTTGTAGATTTTTACTACGACTTCAGATTCGGCTATTCCTAGCGCCTCGGCAATACTAGATACAAAACTAGCTATAACAGACTGGGAATCGGCGAAGGTAGAATTCTCTGAGACAACAACCCTAAATGTAGCTACAGCAGTTTCGGTTTCCGTTAAGGTTGTGGCTTCTTGTACTGCGGCAGCAAAAGCGGCTTGGACAGTCTGGGTATTATCTAGGGTAGTTGATTCTGTGATTGCTGCACTAAAAGCTAATACAACTGACTCTAAATCCGCTATGTTTAAAGCTTCGGATATAGCCGCAGTAAAAGTAGCAATTACAGATTCGCTATCGGTTTCCGCTAAAATTGATTCAACAACAGCTACCGAGAACGTGGCAATAACCGATTCGGCATCAGCCTCAGAAAGAATATCCTCAGAAATTGAACTTAAAAAACTAGCTAATACAGATGCGGTATCGGCAGCATCTAGGTTTTCTGTAATAGCGCTTAGGAAAGCTGTAACTACAGTACTAGAATCGGCTAGGGTT